AACCCCGACGACCAGCGGTAGAAGCGCCCAGCGAGGATCGCGCACCTCGAGCAGCACGGCGGGTTCACCATGCGCACGAACCCGGCGGCTCGCGACGACGTGATGGCGATGTGGTCGGCGTTGCGCCCGGCCTGCTGGACCTCGTTCGCGGTGGCCAGGACGCTGCGGGCCTGCCCCGACAGGAACGCCTCCTGCAGGGGGGCCCCGGCGCCGATGAGGGTCTTGGCCTGGATCACCCCGCCCTCGAGCAGGGTGAGCAGGTCACGGCCGTCCGAGGCGGTCCCAGCGAACGCGCGCGGGTCGGGCTCGGCAAGCAGTGGCGCGGGCACGTCCTGCGCGGTCAGCGTGTCGGTGACGTACTGCGCGGCGGCCGCGGCGGCGGCGTACTGCGCGAGCGACACCAGGCCGACCATGCGCGGGCCCAGCCGCGTGAACGACCCGGACAGGTCGCCGGGGTCCAGTTGCACCCACAGCGCTTCCACTGCCGCGGCAGCGCGGCGCGCGAGGGCGGCCTGGTGGCGGTAGTGCGCTCGGGCGAGCTCAGCCGGTGACGGCACTGTCAGCCGCCGGCGGCTTGGGTCCCACGAGGCTGGACAGGTCGCCGGCCAGGATCCGGGCCGCGGCGTCGTCGCGCAGCTTGAGCACCCGAGATAGCTCGGTGTCGCTCAGGCCGAGGCGCTCGGCGAGGTACTCGAACGGGAAGCCGATGTCCTTGAGCTTCTGCAGCGCGTCGACCTGCTGCGCCTCCGAGCGGGACGCGGCGTCCTTCCACTTCACGGTGCCGCGCGCGGCCGCCGTCGCGACGGCGTCGTTGCCGCGCACCAGGGCCATGAGCCGGAACACCTCACGCACCGGGGACGTGAAGTGCAGGCACGACTCCTCGGCCTTCTTCACCAGCCCGGTCTCGGCGGCCACGAGGGCGTCTCCGGAGAGGTTGGCCATCTTCCCGATGAGGTAGTGCTGCGGGGTGCGGGTCTGCGCTGCGACGTGCCCGACGGCGACCTCGGCCACGTCGGTGAACACCGTCAGCGTCGCCGACGGGAACGTGCCGATCTTCGCGTTCTGCCCCGTCAGCCACAGCAGGCGCCCCTGCTTGAGTGTCTCCTCCTCGACGGCCTGCTCCCCGATCTGGTTGCCGTCGGCGTCGAGGATCGGGATTTTCGGCGGCGCCTGACCCATCACCACGCGCGCCGGCATGGAGGCGTAGTCCGCGGCGTTGAACAGGTACGCCCACAGCAGGTTGATGGCGTCCTGCATCGCCATGGTGCCGGCGATGTCGCTCATCGGCTCCGCGGCCAGCCGCGGCCGGTTCGCGACCTCCACGACCGGCACCACACCCAGCGGGTTCGGCAGGGGCCACACGTCGTCGACGTCGCGGGGCTCCCAACCCCCGGAGTCGAACCCGAACCGCCGCACCACGTACAGCCCGGTACGGCTGGCCTGCGACCTCGAGGAAAGCGGCCGCTGCCACTTCCACACCTGCGACGGCGTGTACAGCGTGAGGTACTCGTCGTCCTCATCGAACCACGACTTGATCGCCGCGGCACGCAGCCGCGGCCGGTCCGGGTCGTAGGCCACGAGGACCTGGCTGGGGTGCTCCCACGTCACGACCGGGTTGTCGTCGTCGTCACCCCACACGATCACGAACGACCGCGCGGCGATGAACGACTCGAGGAACCCCTGCGCGGACTGCGCGTCGAGGTCGTTGTCGAGCCAGTCCCGCCACAGCTCCTGCTCCGCCGACGACAGCGCCGCGGAGTCGTCGAGTCGGAACCCGGTCACCGCGACCCGCTCAGCCGGGGAGTCCGCCACGACCCCGCACCAGTTGTCGGAGAAATCCTTGTACCGCCCGGCGTGGGCGTTGGCCCACTCGTCGGTGGCGAACTTCAGCTTCTGCTCACCGCGGTAGTAGGCGTCGCGCATCTCGATGTCGCCCTGGCGCCGCTTGAGCTGGTCGAGCAGGCGAACCGCCCAGGAGAGCGCTGCTTCGGGGGCGAGGTCCACGCTGGCTCCCCTCTCAGAAGACGTAGGCGTACTCGGGCTCATCGGGCTGGGCGTCGCCGGCGGCGATGGAGTCGAGGCGGGCCTGCCACGACAGGCCGCCGGCCATCGCGAGGTCGATCTTGTTCGGCGAGTCGGGGCGTTCCTTCTGCATGACCCACAGCGGGGCGCCATCGTCGTCGGTCATGCGCACGTCGCGCTTCTGGGCTGCACCGATGTGCCGGGCGAAGCGCTCGTCGCCGTCATGGGTGACCGCGCCGGAGCGGATCGCGGTGGCGTAGCCGCGGCACATCGTCGCGGTGCGCCGCAGGTTGCGGGAGTCGGTGTAGAACATCGCGACCCGCTTAGGCCCGTACCGGCCCGACCACTTGGCCAGCTGCTCGTCCCAGCCCATCGCCGGGTCGCCATACAGGCGGGTGACGTGCCAGCGCGTGAAGACCTCGTCGACGACCGCGTCGACCTCCCCCGGGTCGACCTCGCCGTCCTCGAGCGGCACCCACAGCCCGGCCACCAGCTGCAGCCCGGACTCGAGGTGCGTCACGACCAGGCCGGTGGTGTCGTTCCACCTGGACCCGTCGAAACCGACCGAGACCGCGTCCCCCTTGGGGATCGACGCACCCGGGCGGGCGAGCTCGTCGCGCCACCGCTTCGCGTCGAACGCCTGCTGCGACGACTGCGTCCACCGGTTCGTCCAGACCCGCTCGAGGTAGGCCATGTCCGCGCCGGGGCGGTCCCACTGCTTGGCGATGCCGTGCAGGTCTGACCACGCCGCCACCGCCGGGCCCGACGCCTCCCGCAGCGCCTCGATCCGGCCCTTCATCTTCGACAGGTCGTGGCCGGGGCTTGCCTCGCGGTGGAAGTAGAACAGCTCAGGCTCGTCGATCTCCCCCCGGGCGATCGCCTCGGCCTCGTCCTTGTCGAGCTCGGCGACCGACCCGCCACCGGGGACGCCGGCGGTGGTGATGCCCAGCGACCACGGGTCGTCCAGCGGCCGCTTCGGCAGGTTCGCTTCCATCGTCTCGTAGGCCTGCCGCAGCCGCGGCGAGTCGAGCCGGTGAGTCTCGTCGTACCCCTGGAACGTCGTGCGCGCGCCGTCGCGCGCGTTCGGCGACTGCGCCAGCGGCACAGCCTTGCCGTCCGCGCGGCCGCGCTCATCCAGACGCACCACGCGCTCGAGGCCCACGTCGAACAGGTCCGCGTCCGGGCCCTCCTCGCACACCACCATGAGCGCGCCGTAGGCCAGCTCCTGCACCTGCTCGGAGGTGTAGGCCAGCAGCGGGATGTACGGGTCCCGCACCGGGCGCCCGACCGGGTTGCCGTGCGCGTCCCACCCCCCGAACCGCACCGGCCCATCGGGGTGCAGCTCAGCGAACGCGAGCCATGCCATGAGCTCGGTCTTCGCGGTGCCCTTGCGCCACGAGATCCGACCGCGCCGGAAGCGGCGCCGCCCCTCCCGCGAGTGCCCCTTGGGGAACACCTCGTACAGCTTCCAGATGACCGCGCGCTTCTCGTCGTCGAGCACGGCCGGCTCACCCTTGAGCGACCCCGGCCCGAACACGGCGCGCTCCTCGATGAGGGCGCACACCTGCGGCCCCAGGGTCGGCCACGGGTCCTCTTCGAGGCTCGGGACGACGACGACGCTCACAGTGCCTGCAGAACCGCCCGCGGGTCCTTCTTCGCCCGCCGGGCCGTGGTCGACTTGGCCGGCGTCCGCGTCGAGCGGCGCGCAGCGACCTCGTCCTCGACGACCTCCCACCGCAGCCGCAGCATCGCCATCGGCGACAGGCCCAGGCGGTCCTCGAGCTGGCGGAGCTCGGGCACGATCGCGGTCTGCGCGCGCAGCATCGCGGCGTACACCTTCGGGTCCTCGATGTCGTCGAGGTCCCGCTCGGCCGACGCGACCATCTCCGCGTACCGCGCAACGACCCGCGTCCACCCGAGCCGCTCCCACGCGACGGCCTGCGGCGTGGTCCACAGCTCGTCCCACACCAGCTGCGCGCGCGTGGTCGGGTTCAGCCCGGCCGGCCACTCCGGCGCCTTGCCGCTGCGGCCCTCGGCTGGCAGCTGCAGCGTGTTCGCCATGGGCGCGTTGCGCCGCTGGCGGGTGCCGGCTGGCTTGGGGGCAGGGCCGGGCATGGTGGGCCTCCTGGTGCGGCCTTGCGCCGCGTGCTGCCGCGGCCTTGCGCCGCGGCGGGGAAAGTCTGGGGAACCCGTACAGGGGAAAATCCGCC